GTGGTAAGTGCTAATGAATCAAGATGGCTACGGAGTTGAGCATCAATAGCTTTTTGCATATTGTAACCCTTCTCAGCAACACCACGTCCCCAGAATCTATTAGGTACTGTGTCATCTTGGTAAGCAACTACTGGACGATCCTTCATCATGTAAGGACTACGTTCAGCTTTTAATAGAAACTGTTCATTACCAATAACAACAATAGCTTCTACTAAGTCACCATACTCTTCCATAAGTTCAGATTGCTCTGACTCTTTTTTTTCTTTAAATATTTCTTCTACGTCGTCTTCACCTTGGTTATCTAAAAGTTTAGATGGAACTAAACCATAGTAACGAAGAACTTTAACTTTATCATCATTATACTCTTCATCTATCCAAGAAGGTTCAAGATCTGCTTCAGGAGTAGCATCATCTTCTATTTCTGTATCTTTGTATATACCTGCTTTAACAGCTTCAGCAACTTTATGTGCTGATACAAATTCTTCTATTGCTACACCCATAGCATCTTCAATAGAAGTTGCTGTTGGATCAATAAGAAAGTTTTGTGGAGATATTGGTTTTAAAACAACATTAACTTTTTCTTTTGTTTCTACACCAATAGCTCTTGCATTAACATCAGGCATAGGTCTTGTTGCAGGAACAAGTTCTTTTGTTTTTTTAATTGTAATTTCACCAATACCAGTACCATAGATAGAAGCTAATAAACAAACATCACCTACAGCTTTACGAAGTTTATTTTTCTTAAAGCTTTCTTTCATGTATCCTTTAAGATATTCAATATCTCTTGGATCTTGATCCATCATGTCATCTTCAATATCAAATAGATGATCTCCTTGACCAAAGATAGCTTCTTCAATTTCAGCTGTGTGGTTTTCAATAGCTTGTTGTAAAGCTGGAGATGTAATACGACTTCTTTCTGAATCTCTTAAACGATCTTCAGCAGCCCACTCACCTCTCCAAAGTCTTTCATATTCTTTCCAGACTTGAAGATAATTAGTATCTCTGTGCTCTCTCCACTCTTCAATGTATTCATTAATCCAGTCTACTAATTTATTCTGTGCCATGTTTGTCCTTTATTAATATCCAGCAACTCTATCTAAAACTTCGTACTCTTCATCTTCATAGTCTTGGAAATACTCTACGACCTGAATCTGATCTATATACGCTAAAGCATCCACCAAGTCATCATGAAGCATATGATTAGGAAAGTTAACAAGCTGATCAAGAAACTCATTGTTCCAGTCTCCATAGTTAAGTACAACTTTACCATGTTCAAATCTACCTTGCAGAGCCCAAACAATACGATCAGTTTTCTTTTGATTTCCATGAGTAACATCATCAATTCTAAAGTAGTGATTATGTCTTCTCATTAAATCCATCAAGTAAGGAAGAGCAGCATTCTTTAAGCTACCCTTTTCAATTCCTACAGCAACAGGTTCATATTCCATAACAGCACTCATAATCTGAGTACATGTTTCTTTAATATCCCAACGACCATGTTTAATCTCTGCTACCCACCAGCCGTTATCATGAACCTTTACAATTGCAATAGCTGTTTCATCCAGCTTTTTATTCTTGTTACCTGATTCTCTATCGACATTAATAAAGCCAGCCAAGTCAACTGCAATAAAATAACGACCATCACTAGGTTCTTCTTCATCTATCTTTATCCATTCTTCTTTAAAGATATCTCTGCTTGCCGCTTCAAACGAAGCCATAAACTCTTGGCGAAAAGCAAAGCTGGACATGGACTGTTTTGCAGCTTCAATTTCTTTTGCAGGGATTAAAGGGTTATCATAAGATGAGTAGTGAAACTGCCTCCACTCATTGTCCTTTCCTGTTTCTGCGTATTTATACAATTCATAAAAGTGGTTACGACCCTTAGGAGTTCCTATAAACATAGCTCCACCTTGTACATCGGCTAGAGCTGGACGTAAGATTTGTTCCCATACGTTTGCTTTAATGTCAGCATACTCGTCAATAACTACAAAAGCAAGACCAACACCACGCAGTGTATCTGGTCTATCAGCACCCTTAAGATATATTTTTCTTCCATTCACCAATGTAAGGATGGAAGTATTCTCATGTGCTTGTGCTATTACTTCATGACCTAATTCTTTAAGTAGACTCCAAAGAATATCTCTAGCTTGTTGGTAAGTAGGTGCAACATAAAATACATCTTTACTTTTACTCTTTAACGCTTCGATAAGAAGCATCCAAGCTGCTAGTCTAGATTTACCAAAGCGTCTACCTGCTGCTACAACTTTAAAACGAGTTCTATCATTAAAGACCTCAAGTTGCTTGTCATGTAATTTTACTTGTAAATTAGCCAAAATTAATTAAGCATACTCGCTTTTTTTCTATCTGTTTCTAATCTTTTTTTATTAGCTATTTCATTATCATAGTAAACAGCTTCTTTATTTTTAATTGCTTCTTGTGCTAATCTATAAACATCTTCTTCTGTTTTAGCTTCTCTAGCTATTCTTAAACCAATAGCATTATTTTTTCTATCCATATCAGACTCTTCTTTGTAGAGCTTTTGATCTTGTTCAGACAAATACATTTCATGAAGATTACCCATAGCTCCTGCTACAGCTTCACCAAACTTTCTAGCATAAAGAGCTTGACCTACAATGTGACGATAAGCATCACTAGCACCAAGAACAGTGCCTTCAGATCCATAAAGTTTATTACCAGGTACTTCAGCTTTAGCTTTCATATCAAAATAGCCAGGCTTATTATACCAATCCCTAATAATAGCAAAAGGAGTAAAGCTAGAATCATTCTTGTCCATCTTCGTTTGTTACTTCCTCATAATCAACGTCAACTAAGTCTTCTTCAACTTCTTCAGAAGATTGGATTGTAGTTTCACCTACACCCATAATCTGAATTGAAATCTGATTTGACTTACCTTTAACTTTATTTAGATAATCTGCCGGAAGGATACGATCCATGACTAGTTTAAGACAAGCCATTTGATCTTCATCCTCATCATTCAGTGCTTTATCTAAAACCTTTTGAACTACATTCTTACCTTTACGACCAAGCATTGTAGCTAAAACTTCTTGAGCCCTAGCTTTTTTACTTTCAGGAAGAATTGCTTTACTCTTAGGTTCTTTCTTTTGGATTAGTGGTAATCCGTTTGCTTCTCTTATTTTATTTGTTTCTTCAATTGATCTACGACCTGCCATTAGACTTTTTCTTCTTACGAAGAGCCTCTTTAGTTAAATTAGTTTTAGCACTGACAACCCTAAGATTACCTTTGCTATTTGTTCCTCCACTAGAAAGAGGTTTCTTGTGATCAACTTGTCTACTATCTCCTACAGACAGACCAGCTATTCTTCTAGCAGAATTTCTTTTAGCTCGATCTTTAACCCTATTAGGCTTAGAAGCCTTTTCCCAGTTAAGTTCTTTTTTATAATCTCGTTTACCATTTGTTTGGAAAGGCATATTGTTTTCTCTTTTAAGACGAAGTATACAATAATTATACCATAATCTTTTTTAAAAGTCAAGTTATATTTATATTTTTTTTTAAGACGTAGTTTATTTTATATTATTATAATTATTATTATATTTATTTATATTAGTTATAGTAATAGTTATAGTAATAGTAATTATAATAATAATAGTAATTAATAATTATTAATTATATCACAGTAATTATTAAAAGTCAAGTATTTTATCCCCACTACCGAGCTATGCGAGGTGTGACATGATCCGCTTTTAGTTATCACACCGAGCACCTAGTCCTTTCAGGATGTAATTGTTATCGTCCATTACCTTCCAAAATACCTCTTTCGTATCAGAATGGTGAACCCACTATAAATCAAATACAATATTAACCTATCCCCCCCTATAGACGATATCATAAGGATTATGTAATAGAGTCAAACCTATTAGCTTAAGGATAAGAATCAGTGATGTGATACCTCATATCCTTATCTTATACCACACTATATACCCTATAACTATCTAACTTATCCTGATGATTCCTATAGAAAAATTTGGGGAAACATTTCGCGCTGAATTAATCATGGAAATGTATTGTAAGTGTATTAAAAACCCTATGATTTTACCTACTTTATTGCTCTCTTCGGACACAATTTATGCTCAACCGATACCCTATCGTTTGAGTCAATCGCTTCGCATTAGCAGTTCGTTCCACTTCGTTCTCTCACTGCATCATCTCGCTCCTTAATTGTGTGCTCCAAGGCCGCACAGGCCTACACACCGAATTCCGAACGTTCACTTCGTTCACTAATACAATAATGGTCAAGGGTCTACACTTCGTTCCGATAAATTCGCTACGCTCACCCATTGACTAACGAATCTTAACATGTGAATCAGTAAGTTCACTACGTTCACTAACTGCATTCATCATGTCAATCTTCTATTATTGTATTTCTATTCGGATGTGTGGTTTCCCATACATCTTTTCTATAACTTTTCTAAGGATATAAAATGTTAAATTCAAAACACAAATACTTTCCAAGTATCAAACGACAAGCAATGCAATATAAAAAATATCGTGGCATTAAACAAGCGCTTAGACCAAGTTTCTACGGTCCAAACTTTTACTTATTAC